CTAGATGCGGTAGCTGCCCCTATAGTGCCGACTGAGGCGTCTCCATTGGTTGATGCCCAAGTATTGGCCGATATTCAGGAGTTCTCAGGTAGTAATAAGAAGGCTGCCAGAGTTATCGGTTCATTGACCACCGAGGCATCTCAGGCTGGCCTAACATTTAAGCAGTTAATCTCTGTACTACAGACAGCCGTTCAGGCTAGCGCAAGCGCTGACGTATCTCCAAAAGGTAAGGCTGCTTCTGGTCAGTCAGGCAGTAAGAATGATACTGTTCGAAGTAGGGCAGCTCAGTCTGCTGGTCAAGGGGTCATTTCTGATGCTTTAGTAGAAAGGGCTACAGAACAAAAAAGGGTTCGGGACTTAGAACAGGCCAAGACAGAAGCTATAGAACGAAGTGTGAGTAGGGTTCCAGAACCCATCGTCCCAGTTGGTACGCCCAGGGGCGGGGCTCCGTTCATACCTAATGCACAAGCACAGAAGGAGATTCAGGCATACAAAGGTAGTAGTGCATCTGCCCCTGGAACCTTAGATACGATAAGGGAGGAGGCTGGGTTTCAGGGACTAAGTGCCAAGCAGACTATACAAGTATTAGCTAAGGCTTCTGTAGCTGGTACAAATGCCCAGGATGATGGTTTAGGTGTTGATGGTCTTGGTACCGCAGATAATCAAGCCACCTCAACGGGTAAGATAGCCATTAATAAGGCCGTTGCAGAAAACGCAGCAAAAAATGAGAAGAAGCAGGGAACAATAGATAAGAGTAGTAGAACTGCAGGAGCCAAACTATCTGATGATAAGAAGGGTCCTGCCTTGGTTACGGCCTTTGCTAAGGGTGGAGAGGATGCGTCTAACGCTATATTCTTCTTGTCCAAGGCAGCACAAGACGCTGGTCTTACGTTTGAGGAACAGGCTACCGTCTTAGCTAGTGCCGCCAAGAAGGGCTTGGCAGAATCAGACCCCGATGTTAGTGTTGCTAAGGCTGAGGCTGCTGGTCTGAAGGCTATTGAAGCCACCGACTCTAAAAAGAGTGGGAGAGAACTGCCCTTTAGTGATGGGGCCGTCAGGGAACCTCGTAAAGACACCTCAGACAGACGCACTAACCTTGATATATTTAAGAAGCCCGGAAAATCTCTTGGCGACGTTAAGGCAAGGGAAGTTGCGGCTGCTGAGGAAAAAATAGCTCTGTTTAAAGCTGAAATAGCAGCGGCCAGAAAAAATAGTTCTACTACGGTGGCACAAGCCAATCTGCAAGCTCAAAGGAAATTTGGTACTACACTAGCTAAGCTGACAAAATCCTTAGCTCAGGCGGAAAATAGGAATAATGAGTCTGTTGGCCTATTTTCTAAGATGAATAGAGCTATCAAAAAGAGAACTGCGGGCTTGCACAAAGTAAGAGAGAGTGATGGAACAACACTAGCAGGTAGATTCAAAAGTAGAGTTGGAACAGCAGCCGGAGGTCTAGCTTTACTAGCACCTCAAATCACAGGGGCCTTCCAAGCTCCAGAAGGAGAAAAGCAGAATGTTGGAGTCGCTGCTGGTGGAGGGGTCCTAACAGGCGCTCTAGCTGGTGGTTTTGCTGGTTCAACATTTGGTCCACTGGGAGCAGCACTAGGAGCTACTATGGGTGCTGCTACAGCAGGTTTCAGCTCCTTCAATGATGCTGTAAGACAAAACAATATGCTGGAACTAAATAATGCTACTAAGAATTTAGAAGATAGATTGAAGCATTTTGCCTCTAGTCTAACGGAGCAGGACTTGGCTGCTGAACTTTCCCATATCATTAGGATTGTTAAAGAAGGGGCTCCTAGCGCAAACGAAAATTCATTTGGAGGTTTCCAAGAAGCTACTGCTACTATTGGTAGCGGCTATTTCTCAGCTCTAATACAAGCTAGAGATGCTATCATTGGACCAGCGGATAAAGATACTTTTGGGGGAAATAAAGCGGCTAGCGCTTTTGGATTTTTTGGGAACATCACCCAGGCTGATGTAGATAGGGCTACTGGCTTAGACAAGGTTAAGCTAAGGCAAGATACAGTAGAAGCTCGTCGTAAGGCCGAGCAAATATTGCCTGGGGCAGACAAAGTAGCAGACACACTCAGCACGAAAGGTGCCTCAGACTTTTTGGATGGCTCTACTACTAGAAAGCAAATTTTAGGCGGCATTGACCGCATTTATGACGATGTTCTTGCGAGTGGAGCGTCCAACCCCGCAACTGAAAGGGCCAGGACCGCAGCTAAAGATGCAGCTAACGTAAAGATAATCGAAGCTGCCACATTAAGGACGGCGAAAGCCTTTGATAATATTGCTTCCAGACTAGACGTTGTTAGTAGCGCAGTAGACATATTCACTCAGTCCTTAAGCTTCCAACAGACGGACCTTGCTAATGCCTCATCCCCAATCTTAAGTGGGTTTGGTAGCAGTATAGGCAAGGCTAAGATTGCAACTCCCTTCCTAGCCCCCTTTTCTAAGAGCGTAGAAGAAGTTACAAAAGAGTTTGACGCACTAGTGAGAACCTTAGGTATAGGTGGGACTCAACTAGAAACAGACCTTCGTACTGGTATAGTTGGTAGTAGAGTTATTGGAGAAGTAGTTGAAAAGGCTTTGCTAGAAGCTGCTATTGCAGGAGGAAGCACAGCAGATGTCGTCAGCGCTTTTAGTTCAGACGAGAGAATTAATGATACCTCCATCATCCCAAAGATACTTCGCGACACCATTATTGAGAAGATTGAGAACTCCCTGGAAGGTAGAGAGAAGGTTGAGACAGCCAGTTTTGTTGATGGTAAAATAGTAACATTCGTACAGGGTAATGCTGCTGAACTTGCGGGATTAGCAAACACACTAAATGAGTCTGCGTCTAAGATTGTTCCCATTTTTAACCAAATCAATACGGCCTTTGAGTCATCCTTTAATACTTTAATCGCAACCATCGTAAAGATTGATGCTGAATTTGATGCTATCGCTACCCTTCAGACAAACGCCTTTAATACTTTGGATGTCGCTAGGGGTAGAACTCTTTCTATTGACCAGAAAGCAGCCCCAGAAGATAATGCTATAGCAACTTTGACAAGAAGGGGTGGTCTTAGAGGCGATGCATCCATAGCTAGTATAGGGGCAGAAATTACTAGGTTGAATGCAGAGAGTGCAAAGTTGACTCTGATACAAGCTAACGTCAATTCTGGTGGAGGAATAGGTCAGGATGGATTGCCCGAACTTGGTGGTGACCTAGCCATTAATGCTGTGAAGATGCAGTCTCTACAGGGCGCTCTACAGGCCATGACAAAGGCGACCTTGAGGTTAAGCGCTATTCAAAGTGAGTTGGCTGCGATTGAAAGTAGGAGGGATGGAGCCCAATCCTATCTTGAACAGCTTGCTGGCGCTAGCACCCCAGAAGAAGTGCTAAAAGTCAATAAGGGTAACCGTAATGCTGTTGACTTATTGAGCGGAGTACCTCTAAGGGGCGAAGATTTTAAGGATGCCGTTTCAACATTAAGAAGTATATCTGCGACATTAGAGCCTGAGGCCGCTAAAAACCTAGACGATAGAATTAGGGCTGCAACAGCAAGGTCCGTTAGGTCCGCCCTGAAAGAGGGAGATAGTATTGATGAGGGGCCAGCAGGATTCATAGGTAGACTTGCAGATACAGCCAAGGGCGAAAGTCCTGAGGAAAAGGACCTAATAGGTCAGATGACCCAATTATTTGGGAGGCAGATAGAAGCCCAAACAGTATTGGCTACCCTACTAGAAGCTTCTGAGGCGGATGTATGGAAGGCTGCAACCACCACTTTTGAGGCCGCAGTAAAAGAGTTTTCTGCTTCTGCGATTAGGTTGAACCAAGAAGAACAACAGAAGAGTGAGAATGCCAGGGAGACTGTTCAAAAAGCTGATGACGCTGCTCGTGTAAAAGATAAGCCTAAAAATAGGGGGATTGTATCTCAAGACGCTGTGGAACGCTTAAATGAGGATGAGAGGAAGAAAAGTGGCGACCTAGCAAGAATTCAGAGTAATCTAGAGAGAGGAACGGTAACACCTGAACAGGCTGCCAAGCAAAGCAAGGCAGTTGAAAACTTGTTTAAGTTGAAAGAGGAAAGAGAGGCAGAAAATCTTCGTGGCGGTAGTAGAGCTACCGGAGGTATAATTCCAGGAAGATTTGGTGGTGCAGATAAGAAAACCTATAGGGTGACGCCTGGCGAATTTGTAGTTAATAGGGGTGCCACTAGTAAAAACCTGGATACTTTGAGGGCTATCAATAGTGGTAGTGCTGTAGGTATGAGGGATGGGGGAGCCTTTAGGGGTCGTAGACCAGGGGGCTTCGTCATAGACAGGGAGGAAGAGGAGGAGAAGAAGTTTTCTCCAGAATTTCAAGCTGGACTAGATAAGGTACGAGGTCAGCACGCCCAACTTGAGGCTCCAAAGGGGGACATTGTAAGTCGTTTGGGCAGGAAAAGAATAGGGGATGGTGATAGACCAGAATTTCTGAGGGCCTTGCAGGATAGAGAGGCTACCACAGGTACTACAGGACAGTCTAGAAGTATTGGCTTGGTGAATGATGCCGCTGCTGCGGATGTCAACAAGATAATGACCGCATTCAATAGTACTCTTGGGGCAATTAAGAATAATAGTGGATTAACGGAGACTCAGTTCCAAGGTAGTCCAACCTCCTTGCCAGACAGTTTGAAGCCTGCCTACGTAGAGGCTCATAAGCATGTAACCCGTACGAAAAATCAGCTAGATAGTATTTTGGCGGGTATTGAGCAAAGAAGGTTATCTAAAGTACAGGGAGTAGAATCTACGGGCCTGCTGGCTCGTCAGAGAGCCTCCCTATATAGGGATATTTCCCTACCAATGACAGATGATAATTTACGTCATCTGATGTCTCGTGGTCTAGCCTTAGCTCCAGATAGGCAGCAGCACTATTTTGACACTCTAGAGAATACTCTGAAGCTACTATCTAATCCCGACTCCATTACGGAGGCGTTGAGGGCTCCTAGTTCTGGTCTGACTGGCAGTGGGGACATTTCCGCTATTAATCAGCAGCAGAAATTCCAAACTCCTTCTGGAAGGCCGATTCCTGTTGAGCAGTTGGGGCCATTCATAAAAGAGGCTACTGATAGCGTAGCTAAACAACTAAAGAAGTTGATAGCCTTCAATATTAAGTCTAGTGAGATTGACACCCTAGTTAATGACCCCTCATTAGCGGCTGTTAATAGGGCTAGGAAAATAGCAGCGGCGACTAAAATCACAGGGGGAGAGATTAGACCGGGTAGATTGGACCCTCTGACCGACCTTACAGACGTGTCTGGAACAAGAGAAGAGTTGGAGACACTAAGAGGCGCCGGAGTTAAGATTGAGTTGGGTGCTGAGGAGGCTGCCCATGTTGCTAATGCAGATAGAAGTCGGCTTAAGGGGCGAGTTATAATTTCTAGGAGCGAAGCTAAGAGGCAGAGACAGGCTAGTATTGATGAGAGGGCAAAAAAGATAAAGCCCACTATTCAAAATTCCGTAGAAGGTCGCCTAAACAATGTTGACCCACCAGCATTAGAGGGGGTGAGAAGCAGGTTTGAGGGGGCTTACTTTAAGGCTAAGACACCTGCCGACAGAGTTAAGATTGCAAAGCAGATGGAGAGAGAGAGGTTCCTTGAAATTGGAACTAATGAAGAGAGAGAGGCTTTGAGTGCGATTTCTACTAACATTAGACAGGTTGAACAGGCAAAAATTGACAGTCAATTTGCAGATAGGCTAGCCAAGGCCAGAAAAATTGGAACTCTCTCAGAGAGAGCAGACGCCCTAAAAACAATTGGAGATGAAAAAAGAAAGACTCTTGAGGAGTCGGGTTTAGATAGAAAGCCTATAGCATTTAGAAATGGTGGCCAGGTACCCGGAGTAGGTAGTAGGGACACCGTTCCCGCCATCCTAACCCCAGGCGAATTTGTTATGCCCAAGAAGATGACCCAGAAATACTTGGGAGCCCTATTCGCTATGAAGAGGGGCGCTTCTCCAGCTAAGCTTAACCGTGGTACTCAAGAATTACCGTTGGCTGGAAGTGGGCCCAGTGTAAGTGGAATACCTCAGACTATTGGTTTGAATGAGGCATCCCTGTCTGCACTTAGGACATTTTCTTTTGCTACAACCGTATTCGCTGGGGCGATTCCATCCCTTGATAGGTTCGTTAAGGCGATTTCTCAACTAAGTTCAATCACTCAGCAGTTGGCCAACATAGTTATTCCTGATACTATTCAGGTCACCGTAGCTCCTGTCCAGGTCCAAGTAAACATTAATGGGGCGGAGGCTCTAGCTAGTATGAAACCAGAGATTCAAAACATGATTTCTACGCAGATAACCAGGGCCCTTAACAATTCTATCAATCCCCTAACTGGTGAGACTTAAGAATGACTAGTTCAATTTTGATGACGTATGGTTCATACAATTTTTCTCCAGTACCCTTGGTTGAGATTAGCAAGGAGATTATTAGGAGTGGGGATGAGACTCCTATCAGTGAGCTTACTACCGTTACGCTTACTGGCACCCTGGTTGCATCGGCAAACTTGGCCGGCGATTCGGGCATAGACCTTGTTAAGGAAAAGATGGATGGATTAAGGGATGCCTTCAAAGATGATTGTAAGCTCTTCTTAATTCAGTGTGGGGGAACCGATATTGTCCGTGCAAGGCCACGTATAAAGACCTCTCCGGAGTTTAAAACGACCAGCAATAACTGGGTTCATACAGCAGACTTCTCTATCACTTTAGAATTTGCCGTAGAGATTAACGAGAGTTCCAACTACTCTCAAAACTTGAGGGATGTTGGTGAAACGTGGAACTTAGAGTTCGTAGAGGATAACGGTCAGTATACCCAGACCATTGATACTGGTCTCGACCACCTTCCTTATGTTCTAAGGTTATCTCACAGCGTATCAGCTAAGGGCATCTCAGAATGTATACAGGCATCTGGCACGGGCGATACTGTGCTGGAAAGACAGGGGTGGCAAGAGGCTAAAGACTGGGTTCTTTCTAGAATCGACTACGATTCTACCTACATATCTAGTGGGGTCAGCGGTATAATTAATGTGGATGCTAATGACTTGGGCGTCTATAACCATATGAGAACCAATAACCTGGATGAGATGGGGGGTTCCTTTGAGGTTAGTGAGACTTGGCTACTAGTTAATACGGGCGAATCAGGGTTGGCTAATCCTGGGGCCCTTGAGGACTTTACAGTATCGACAACCAGCTCACGAAGTCAGCCGACAACCAGTGTTCAAATAGAGGGGACTATTCAGGGACTTGAAGTAAGGGATTATGGTACGTCTCCTGGGGACTTCTCCATTACAACTGAAAAGTATGAGAGTGCCCTTAGCTATTGGAACGTGGTGAAGAATAGGTTGTATGCTCGCTGTAAGATTGAGACGGACTCCCTTTCCCTATCCAGGCCCCTACACATTACGGCCCTCCAATCTAATGTGGGGCACGCTAAAGGTAAGGGTATAATCAACTATAACTACCAGTACGATAATAGGAGCTGCTTTCTTTTGGAGACGGGCTCCCTCAGCGGCAGCGTACTTAGTGAGATTATCACCATCAATGATACCAATCCAACGGACATATTCGCCGTCATTCAGGTGCTTGGTCGCTCCAACGGACCAGTCCTGCAAGAAATGAGTACGGTCACTGAGAGTAAAAGAGAGGTTGGAGTAGAGGTGTTGGTAGACCCTCCTTCTGGATGTACTATCACTCTATGGAATGTCATGGGTACTTCCGTTAAAAATGGAGTAGCGGATATTTTGTGTGAACTACAGACGGAACTAACAGATTCCTACGCACAAGTATTCAAACATCAGGACACCGAAAGTTGGGTTCCCCAACAAGGAAGATATACAAGGCGGATAGGGTGGACCTATCAGAATTGTAGTGGTACAGGTAATACATCAGTATGTTAATTAAGAATAAAAGGAAAGGGTAGGATATGCCGCTCCCAGTAAAGAACACATGTACTCCGGCCAGCGCGTTTGGTGGATTCGAACAGACACTATTTTTAGGATGCAGTGTCGTATCGTTCACCATGAGCGGAGGGTGGAACGAACAAAAATCAGAGTTGACAGTACAACTTATAGAAGATGCGTGCCCAGGCACAAAAATCTACTATGATAGGAGTCTAGCAGAACAAGAATATAGTGGGGCGGACCCAGGCTTTATTGGAGATGCCAACAATATTATAGGGGTCCCCGTCTACTTTAGGGTAGCTGACTTCGAGTTCTCCGGTATAATCCAAGAGTGGACTAAGGCAGATATACGAACGCTGAACGCCAACCTGCCTGTTAAAACCCTTAACGCTAACGCCAACCTGTATACTGTAAAGATTTCAGACCCAAGAGAAATCCTTGAGGGCTGCCAGGTCATCGTCAATGAGTATGCGGGCTTTACTGCGGGCCTGGACAACATAGTAAATGCCTTTGGCTTTCTAGAGGCGACCACCAATAATTGCCCGCCTATAACCCAGGGCGTTGACGGCACCATCTTCGGAGCCCCTGCTGCGGGCTTTGGTAATGCCGATGTTGACTCCAACGGCATGTCTTGGACTAATATCTTGGGGTCGACCCGCGTTCTTCTGAGCGGCACCAGTACATATGGAGCCCTTAGTGGAATCTTCTCCGCTGGATATCTATCATTTAAGGGTGTCTCAAATACGGGTTATTCTGGAGTATCTGGTATAACCGCCGGTATGGGCATAATGGACCAGGACTCCACTAGCGAAGCCCACTATGTTGTAGACCTATCCTCTTTGCCTAGCCTCCCCAACTATGTTCGATTTAATGGTGTAGCTTTTTCTCTGCTTGACCTAATTTCCCAAGTTTGTGATATTGGGGGCTATGATTACTATGTGGAACTAATGCCTGTTGATTCAACTGGGGCAGTATGGACTAACACTATTGCTGATAGTCAGAATATTACAAAGTTCATTAAGGTTAGGACTGTAAATAGGGATTTACAACCCGCCTTTGGAGCTATCGAAGAGTTTATAAATATTACCAATGTGGCTGGGACAGGCACTGTCAATAACGACTTTGGTAAGGAACTCCGTAATGAAATGACCAACCAGTTAATTATTGGAGGAGCCAAGCAGAACGTATTTGATACAGACAATCTTACCTTCTTAGACCCAGAGGGAGATGGGGAGCCTTCCAATCCAGAGATGGACGATATGATTGTTCCCCACTTTGGGTTAGATACTAGTGGCAACGCCATTATTCCCACTAAGGATACGGATGGTAACTGGGAGTTTGAGGCCGACGTAACGGCCCTGAATGTTCAACTGGGAGAATATGGACTTGCACTAGAGGTGAGCGCTGTTACTATCAATGAGAAGGAGCTTATTTGCGCTGGTAGTAGTAAGGAGGCGTGGCTATACTATTCTAAGAGGGCTAACACAGACATATTTCAGGAGTTTGGGGATTTTGAATCCATCTATGATTTTGAACTAATAACTGTCTTGGCAGACTTGGCTACTGATGGAGATAAGGTTGCGCCTAGAGATGTACCTCGTACTGGGGGTTTGCTGAAACCTAATGATGAGGACGACGGAGCCCAGAAGATTACTGCTATACAGGCCCTCTATGATTTTGTTAAGGGTTTTGCTGATGATTTCTATGGGACAAAATTTCAAGTTAGGATACCTTATACTTGTGGATACATTCCCACTAGTCAGGATGGAACTATCGTTGGATGGGGCGGCAAAGTTACGAACAGCGAACTACCTAGTGATGGTGGATGGTCTGAAGAGACTCCCTTGTTAGGGCTGACTAATCCCGCTACTAGTACGGACTTCTTTAGGCATGAGGATGGTAGAATTCAGAATATTCTACGCTTCTCAGACCTTACTCAATTAGGATTAGCCGACCTAAACGCCGATGAATTTATTTCAACGACTTCTGGCGAAATTCTATGGATGAAGGCGGCTAATGATGCCGACTACGTTTATATAGATAAGTCTAACCTAACCTTCCCTAGAATTGTCTTAAGTATTGGTACGGCTATTGATGAGTCGGAAGACGAGGGTACTCTTCCTCCTATCATAGGTGTTCCAGAAGTATATCAAGCTGCTGACCCTGATGCAACAAAGACAGCCAACATTAAGAAACTGTATGATGGGGTTGGGGCCAGCACACTATACAAATATTATGGCAAAAAGAAGAAGATGCCTAATGGGGCAGCAGTATGTATTAAGAGCACGGCGTTGAAATATGGGCCGTATGGTAGCTCTACTGTCGCAGGAAAGGCCGCAGTCAAGCAGGACGAAGGGTTAGTGCCCTGGGAGTACGGAAGCTATGCCAACATGAACGCTGCTGGTGCGGCATTGGCTGCTGAGGGTATCACCTATATGCAGGTTGGAGAGAGGGGCTCTTTGACGGTGCCAGGATATCCAACGGCCCCTTTGGGCTCAGAACTATTGTCCGCGAGCGCAACAAATAGCTTTGCTGGAAATGGACCCTTCTATGGGGGCGGAACGAACCTGTTCGAGAATAGAAGCGTTACCGTTTCCGTCACGGGCCCCGGTCAATATGTTAGCACAACTATGCCCTTGTGGGTTGGAACCTATGGTCCAAATATTACGGGCCTCACTACCAATGTTGAGGTTGGAGGTATTCAGACTACCTATACGATGAGGACTTACACTCCGAAGTTTGGTAGGTTTGCAAAGTATAATTCTGAGAGACTAAAGCAGGTTGGCCAAAACAATATGAGGGAGGCTAAAGCTCTCCGAACATTTGCCGCCCAAAGTATTAGGGCTAATAATGTCAGACTGAAAGATAAGCGTCTAAAGAATAAGAAGGATGAGTTGGCTGGAGATGAAGCTCCTCGAACACCCCATGAAATCCTAATCGGAGAATTGAACCCTTGGAATAGTGGGGCCTTCAAGAGACCTATCATAACTAGTAATCCCATCTTTGAGATTGGGGCTGAACTCGCTACGTATTCCACCAAAGCCTTTATGTCTTGGGACGGCTTCTTCATGCCAGTCTCTATGGATGGTGATGGTGGCCTACCTAGATATACTAACCCTTTGTCTGGATGTTCTAGTGGAAATTCTAGAGGAGCTATTCCTCCCCTATTCAAAAACGGAGAGGCGACCCAGGGCGGAGACCTACAATACCACTTAGGTATAGATATTAACTATCTGAACCCCTTCTCTAATCCTAGTGGATTAAATAGGAGCAATGTAAGTACAGAGAGAAGCGACACCCCTAATGTGGGACACCACATAGAAATTATAGGTAGAAAGGGTGACGCTAGCGGTAACCCTCCTGCCTCTAGCATAGTTATGCCTACTCAGGGTTATGTAGATAATCTTGATAGTTCTATGAGTGACTATAAGGATGACTATAGGCCCTTTGCTGTTAGGGGGCCCATCATACTTCAGGGATGGGGCTATGATACTAACGGGGTGCCTATTCCTAATAAGGTGGACACGGAGGCTAGCGCTTCTGGTGGGGATTTTGAGGAGAGTGGAACACAATGTAAATTTATGGACGACTGGTTGAGGAAGCCCCATAGCTGGCCAGTTGGCCCCATCGACTTAAGATGGGACAGACAGAGAGCTGTGTGGGTCTCCCCTCCTGCCTATACCACTGTTTGTGGAAGGTTGACGGAAGACCTGTGCCCTGGTGGTTCTGCCTTGGCCAACCTGGTTACAGACTCCCCCTTGTATGATTGTGATGGTGCGACTTTTAGTGGGGAGTTTTATATTCACGACTGTCTAAGTGGGCTATTTCTACAGTCTGGAGAAATGGTCACTGCGGAATATGATACATATTCCTGCAAATATGTCACCGTCAATCAGCCCAGGACTAAGGTTAGGCCAGTACAGATAGACTCATGGATGCCCTATAATGGCACGGGATTAGGAGTGTCCTGCACATGGAATGGCAGTAGCTATGCTCCCCAAACAGAGCAGTTCTCTCTATATCCTGGCCTATTGACAGAACATGGCCCCTTTCAGTCTGGTTGGAAGGGTATGGCCGTAGACCTTATAGTTCCTATCGGTACGGAACCAGCAGGCCACGTTGGTTGCTCTGGGGTTCTAACGACCCTTATCAATGCTAATAAGAAGCATGAGTTTATCGAGTTCTGTACTAATGGAGTGTGGGGACAAGCCTCGTTTTCTGTTGCTGGAAACGCAAACATTTCAGCTAACGCAACCGTAAGTCATGCCTGGGATGGCGTTGGCAATGAGCAAGATAATCATGTTGTTCAACTACCATCACACCTATCTACGGGATGCTTTCCTACTGGTCTGTGTGGAGTAGCTATATTAGATGAAGTTGCTACATCATCAGTACAAGCAAGTAACCCAGCATATTGCGACAGATGGATATACAACATAGTAGACACCAACCAAATGTTAAGGGTGGTCAACTCAGGATGTGGCGAGCAGGGTGGTTACTCATCACAATCACCTACTGGGACAGGGATAGCAGCAGAGATAGTTTTTGGGACTGGCCTTCAAATAATCCCTAATCCAGACGAACCAAACCAGTGTAAATATGTTTTGAATACTACCCATAGTGTCGCAGATAGTGATAGTTGTGTAGATTTTGAGACCGCTGGCAGGCTTGTGGGAGATAATGTTTTTGATGTCCTGAATTTCGGGGCTGGAACTATGGTCCAAAAAGATGTTGATGCTGATGGACCCTGTAGTATGACTATTAACGCAGGTATAAAGGTTGATGAGGTAAATGAGTGCGTACTAACTCAAGAAAGTCTGACTGCGTCTACCTATGATAGACTAGTAAACAAGATTATTTGGAATAGGGGTATTAAGGCCGGTAACGTTTCTCAAGACATCTGTTCCATTAGCGTTGGGGCTGGCCTTTCTGTTAGTGGGGCCGACACCTGTCATACGGAATTTACAACCGGGGAAATATCTACCAGTTCACTTTTAGTAGGATTAATAGCCACTAAAGGTATTGGGGTTAAGATTAACAGTGCTGATGACTGTGTCTTTGACATAGGTCTAGACCTTAATGTGCGCTTTGATAATGGTGAAAGTCTATATGAGGCAGTCAACACCATCCACTTCTCAGAAACCTTCAGGGGTACTCCGGGCACCTGTGGAATCATAGAGGTAGACATCTGTGTTGGTAACGGCCTATTAATACGTGATGATGGCTGTATAGAAATAGACCCTGCGATAGTATCTACACTAGGATTTCAAGATGGGGAGGGCCCCTCATTTAGTCCTTCTAGTAGGGCCATAACTCCAGACATACACTTTACATCTGGACTACTAGCCAACTATGATGACCCCAGCAATATTGAGGTTGGTCTCCCAATCTTATTAGAGGCCGGAACACTAGACCTTAAACTAAACTCTGGTGGAGAAGGTGCCATCCTAGACTTCGATAAGTATGGGCGAATACAGTCTATAAAGACCTACTAGGCCAAGCTGTATAGCTACGAAAAAGGGGCAGTAAGAATCAACTTACCGCCCCATTTTCTTTACTGCCTGACTCTTCTCTTATTCTTTTTGTTTAGTCTCATGGTTCCACTTGGTCCACCCTTGGTCAGGTAGCCATTCACCCTCAGAATCTTTCCTTTGTGGGAAAAGAGTACCGCCAGTCTTATGGCTTCCGAAGCCCAAGGTAGCATGGCAACTACGACATTTAAGCTCGTAGAAGTGATGACCGTCTACCTCACGATGAACAAAAGTATTACCTTTGCTTCCCTGGCACTTTTGGCAGGACTGCACCAACATCTCTTGGAGTTGGGCCATCGACTCAAAAATTTCTTTCTGTCCACTAGCATCGAACTCAATTGTTAGGTTCGAACCTGGTGAATACACTACTTTTACATTCTTCATACTCAATCTGTTCCTTTATTAGAACGCCAACTCGAATCATATCCCTTCAACTCAGAAGGAATATCTGTTTTGTTTTGCTGGTGTGTGTTTAGGGCTTCTTGGATTTTAGCAAAATCAGCGTAGCCCACCTCTCTTATAGAGGCAACCTTAGGTAGGATGCCCTTAATAAATTTGAGCAGGTTTATATCAAGTCTCTTACACATAGAGTTAATATAATTCTCCTGTGTCTCTGTAATCGCCCCGTCAGGACGGTCTACCACCTCGTAGTCGTGGTCAACAACGGAACCGGACTCTTCTGCCACCAACACCTTGCTTAGCCGTAGGAGCCGCCTCAGAGCCCTTCCTTCCGCCCTCGTCTCTGCGGTCGCCACTGGATGGTTACGGTAGGGCTTGTCTGTATTGCCCCAGTATACGTCTGCTGTGCCGTCTACTGTCAATAGGCCCTCTCCTACCTCAGGAAACATTAAGACGGATAGGCGAACTCTAACAGTAGCTCGCCTCTCATTATCTATTCTTGGAAAGTCCAACACTGTAGTTTCCGACCCCATAATACTTCCCAATAGTCGCTCCGTCACCCGCCTTAATCCATCAGTAGTAGGAGAGTTCCCTACCTTTTCCTCACTAGTCATTTGAGAAAGGACGTATTCGGTCCAACCAGGATTGGTGGGGTTCATGGGCTCTTCTTGATTCAGACTTTCTGGAACGTCTTCTACAGGATTAGCCTGGTCAAAATCTAGGTCCACTACATCTTCTTCTACACTCTTATCTTTACTCATCGTCATCTCCAATTGTGATTAACCTATGTCCCTTGGCCGGATAATTGTCTACAATCTTATTCAATGCCTCTAACAGCTCCGTCTTAACCTTCCTCTTATAGTGTTGAGAGATGGACTGGGTCTGCTTGATTCTCACCAAACACCAACCCTGAGCTAAGATAAGACCGGACTTCTGATTGTCTGACCTTCGATTGCGGTCTAACACATCTTGACCCCATATAGGTTTGAAGTGTGAGGGCCCGTCAACCTCAATAGCAACTCTCAATTTAGGGAGGAATAAGTCTACCTGTAATCGCTGGTTGGTAATAAGCTGCTCTCTATGGAATTCTACGATGAAGCGAGCCTCTGTCAAGGCTGCAAATAGAAATTTCTCTAATTTGGAACCTTCCTTAGCAGACCGCCTAATCGCCTCCCCAGCAGACGTACTCAACCTCTCCTTCTCAGCTTCGCTTAGGCTATCCCAGTGGTTACGCCCTATTTGTGACCTGTATTCTCTTTCTGCCTGACTTAGATTATCCCAAGTCTTAGCCATCTTCTCACTAATTTTTAGCTTTGCTTCTGGAGAACGATGTTTACCTTCGGTCGGATGGACATGTCGGCCAGTCTCCAAAGCGATAGATTGGGCTTCCGCAGTGGTCCTGGATTGCAACCCCAACTTCTTAGCGTCTCTCCTAATCTTATTAGCATAAGTTCCGGTAAGCTCTCCTATTTGAGGATAGCTCATTTTACGGTTATGATAAAGTTCATTAATAAATGCTAGTTTTTGCTGACTAGTTAGGCTTGTATATTTACTTGCTGTGGTTAACAAGGAACTTGGCAAGTTGCTCATGATTAAACTCCTCTATAATCTCAAGTGGCGACTGCCACAGTCGAGAGATTATGTCATAGTGATATCTACTTCTTGTGAGTAGGGGTAGTTCTGGATTCTGATATACTTCTGCCATATCCCTATAATTGAAATTAGAAGATAGGGCCCACTCAGGATTCCAAACGTAAAAAAACTTCTTTGTAGGACCAGGACATTTAAGTAGTGCCCTGGCAGACCTAATATCTGTAGCTATAGCTATTCCATCAAAAGCCCAAGCTTCATACTCAGACATTATAGAGAATAGGGGATTAACAACTATCTTGTCGTAGTCGCGATAGAAGACTGAGGCACTATAGTTTGGTTCTTCAGTGACCAACTTATTCATTTCTGTAACTAAATAAACAGACTGTTGTGACAGCCCTAGAGAATCTATTAGGAATGCAACCTTAATCATTGGGAACTATCTCCTTTAGTAGCGATAGGGCGCACTCTGCTTCCTTATCTCTATCCAACCTGCTAAACATATCGGCCAGCCTATGAAAATAAGTGTCATTGTCTATGACTGTTTTATAGGCGGTCTTTGCTAGGGCGACGCGCCTACTTTTATTATCAATTAATGTTGTGATGGTGTCTACCCATTCTTTTGCATCAAACTTTTCTATGTAAGGATATAGACCGGCCTTATTAGAGACGCAGAATCCTTTTTGAGCAGCTACATCGTACTGTTGCTGACTATTAAAGTCTATACAGATTTTAGCAGAGGCGAAAAAGTCTGCCGTTTCTTGAACGGATGTTTGTCCCACATAGTTCAGGAGGGGTCTCTTGAACCCTATAATTTTGAAACTATAAGGTAGGCCAGAGAACAGACTTAGAATATCTGATTCGCCCAGGTCAGACTCTGGCTTAGTCGCAAAATATAAAATGTCCGACGCCTTATCTTCACTAAACTTGCCATCTCTAAACTTAGAGAGGTTCGCCGCTGGCTTAGAAGCATATAAGGGTAAAGGATAATACTTTTCAACGATAGTAGGGATGATGTCAGGAAAGATAAGCAGGTCTGGTTTTAAATCATAGGGTGGCATACCACCACATAGGACTAATTGAGAGCCATACTCCAGCATAGGCTTTTCAATATTGGGTATTGAGGTAGAATCTGCAATGATTAGGTTGGGCCTTATCTCGTCAAACATGTCGAAGGTAGGCTTCACCTGGGGGTCCCAATTAACAACTGTTACCTCCCCATTCTTATACGCTAGATAGTTTAAGGTTGCTACTAGTCCATCTATAGGTTGATTCCTACTAAATATTGTTACTATTGTATACATAGTTCTGTCGCCCTACTTATGTCTTTAGAGGTATCCACATCAATACTTTTTGCATTTTTAGGTGAGTAAGTTCTAAACTTACCTCCCCTGTCTATTATCTCGTTAACCATCTCAAACCCAAACCATCTAGAACAATTTTGAGTAGTGACTATCTGTTTAAAATAAGTCAGTTCCTTGCCCGTCAAATATAACATTTGGCCCCACTTACTAGGAAGCCCATACATCATATTAGACAGCCTGTTCTGATGGGTTATACAACCAACCTCATCCTTCTTCATGTAGTTTGAGGGGTCCATAGTAATGAGGGATTCATACATCAAGGGAAGGGTAATGGCCTCTAAGTTAAAGACGAGGTCTCCATAGACAATCAATACGTTGGGGTTCTTAGCTGCAACCAAACCTAAGGCAATGCTATGTACCACATTCGTAGTTGAGAAATGCTTATTTGTAACCACCTTAATGTTGTCGGGAAGCTGTTTCAGAATCTTATACGACTCAAAGCCTACTACTAAAATTATCTCATACTGAATGAAGGTGGCCCTTATGTTTTCAATCTGTCTCTCTAAGATAGACTTCCCGCCTATTTCAATGAGAGATTTTGGGCCGTAAGACTTCATCCTCTGTCCCTGTCCAGCGGCGGGAATGATTATGGAGTACTTTTGTTTGTGGGGCAGGTTGATTGCAGACACATTTCGAGTAGCATTAACCATACTTAGCCTTAACTTTCTCAACTTCTTCTAGTGACACAGAGTGCCACTGTGTAGTTATTAGTGGCTCTGGAATATGGGCTAACAAAGTAGAACTTCCTATGTCTTTAAAGTAGTCGAAGAAAAAGGCGGTCTTCAATGTTGTGTCCCAGGGTCTTAATAGATTACTACTTAGGAAGATGGGAGTATTGATAACCGTAGACTTATACATTCGCTTTGAAAAGGCAGGGAAGATTTGAGGAATCTTACTATGGGCCATCAAAATATTGTCAGCGTATACCGCCCCAATATAGGGATTCCCCAATACGTTCACTACCTTTTCTATAGACTTAGGTTCCGCTAAATAGTCATACTCAGATAGAAATCCATAAATACCTTGGTGACTATACTGTTCTATATACTGCTGAAAAAACTCAGGAGCCGTACCATCGCCAGAATTGACAATGATTATGTTCTCATAGGTTTGCTTAATGAGGTCCGGCTTCTTTCGGTGGACCAGGAGAATTACTGGAACTTGGGGTCCACTTCCTGTATCTGATATATCCCTGGACATTCTTCGTTATCTCTTTCTATTAGATGCTCTAACCCATCTAGTTGATTTTTAAAATATTGTAGTACAACCTTAGTAACTACCACACCGTCTACAGGGTCTTTCTCATTATTGAGAATTGAAAACTGAAAGAACTCCTTAATCACCTTATCGTTCAGGTTAGATAGGAAGTCCTTGTGAACTTTTCTTCCCGCCCTGAAACAGGCCATGAACGGCCTAGGGTGCCATCTCACGCCCAACTCGATAGCGCTACGGTCTTGTCTATCTGGGTCCGTCAACCCTTCTATTTTCCACCGGGGGAAGTTGGAGTCTTGCAGAAAAGAAATCAATAGGGGGTTTTCAATCGCACAACCCACTTCTTGTACGACCATTACCATGTCGGGCCTTAGCTCTTGGGCTCGCAGGCTTTCTAGTGTTAGGATAACCTCATCATAGGTGGTGTCCTTGCTACAAAGAACGAAGGCGGAAAACTTACACTCAACCTCCTTAAGGGCGGTCTTCTTATAGAATTCCTTATGCCTATCTTTACCTACGTTGTCCTTCCAGCCCTGGGGCCTTTTCAACATGCAGGAGCGGTCCTTAATGACGTTAAACTCCCCATCATTATTCCAACATTCCATTACCTTTAGGCCAGCCTTCTGGGCGCTCTCTATAAGGTTAAACTCGCAGCCCTTCTTAGTTTGGAAGACGCATCCTTGGCAGACAGTATCATTATTACTCATGGGGGGATGGCCTCTCTGCTTCTAAATAGAAATTCATATCATCTATTCTGGTTTTTACCAGGTGGAAGTTGGCCCGCTGGATTATTCTCCAGGTTTCCTCATGGCTTGAGATAGAGCTATTTCCATTATAAAGAATATTGTTAATTTGGTGATAAGTATAGTGACCATTGAATAGTTGTCGGCTAAAAACATTAAGGTCTATACCACTAACATATAGCTTCCCTTTATAGCGAACCTTAGATAGGGCCCTTGCCAATACAAAGTCCCTATTTCTTACCTTATCCAAGGTGTCGCCCAAGTTGACTTCTGTGCAGCTAGAAGGCTCTATACTGTCTATATTATCTGGGTGAACCAGAACGACCTCAGGGTCCTGCGTGGGCGGATTGTCCACTGTTATATGAATTCTCATCTAACGTATACCTCCTTTGCTTTGTTTTCTAGTTTGTCTTTCCACAATTTGACGGATAGGTCATAGTCGCAATTTGCAATGGCATATTTCTTTGCTGCCTGACCTCTTATCTTCCATTCTTCAGCGATAATATCGTTGATATGGGGTGTAAATTTAGATATGCTATTAGAGAGGTAGGCGAAAGTAGAATCAAAAATTCTTGAGTTAATGCCATTATCGTTTGACACAATAGAGCAGCCGCACATCATAGCCATTAGGGCTGGACGAGAGATTCCAGAACTAGTAGACAGGTTTATAAATATCTTTGTCCTTAGCAGTCTCTCTCGAAGGTCTTCATTTGAAATAGCCTCCGAGAGCCCAGGGTTGTTTCCCCAAATCTCCGTAGTGAAATTCATGTTCTTGATATGTTGTAATACACCATAGTCCTGCTGAATAAAGCTTCCACAAATCAAAATATCTATATCTCGTTCTTGTTCAACGTCGCCGCAATCTTTGATACCATAGGGAATTACATCTCCTGACCATCCGCAACTATTTTTTAGGGCTTGGTGAACAAAGACACTCTCTACTGAAGGTTGCTTTATTTTGGTCTCTAAGTGTTGGACACCCAATATAGGGATGTGAAAGGTTTGACTGGCAACCGAAGCCTTACCATAATGACTTTCTAGATGGTTATACATTACCAAATCAAACACTAGGCTGGGGTCTAAGTCGGTCCCCTTACTTGGGACATACTTGAGATTGGGATTTCTTTCCCCTGGCACGACAAAGGATTCTTCTGCCCCATATATATTGTGGCCAGTATCGACCAGAAGATTTTCAAATTCGCCGTCGAAAAAGAAGCAGAGGATATTTAACTTGTCTCTGTCGTCTAGTGCCGCCCTTAAAATATTACTTATTGGTGTTAAGCTCATTGATAGCCCTTTCCATATTCTTTCCTATTGTTTCGTAGGAGAAGTTATCCAGGGCGTACTTCTTCCCAAGTTCTTGCATCTTACCCTTTTCTTCTGGTCCCTGCTCATACGCAGCCCTCATAGCTTTTCCTAGTGCTAAGATATCAATCTCTGACCAAATTTCCCTGCCCGTATATATAGTGGGAAGTGGCCAACTAGAACTGTCTACGGGAACTTCATTAGATGGAACCCTCCACCCCTTCTCATTGTCTACGAAATCTACCATACCCGTATTGTCAGTTACTATGGGAGTATTTCCAAATCCCATTGCGTCAACAGCGGGTCTACAAAGAGCTTCTCCACGAGATGGCATAACGAAGCAATCACACGCACTATGTAATGCATACATTTCTTCATCAGTAAGCCTATGGGTAATCAATAGCTCTGACTTATACATCTTTGTATTATCGTATATCCTAAGTCTTTTTTTAATTGAACTCACATGGTTGATAATTGAGTTGCTAAGTTCCTGGGGTTCCACACCCCCTTGATTAGTCTTAATGATTAGGTTAACGGGCTCACTTCTATGGAACTCAATATGGAAGGCTTTTATCAGGGCGTCTAGGTTCTTCCTGGGAATGAACTCCCCTATGAAGTAGAAGTTGAAAGTATCCTTAGGTACACCAGGAAATGGCCCCCACTCCTTAGTAAACGGTAGGGTATCCACAGGTTCAGATATGTTCCAGGTAGGGGGCCACACCTTCGATTTATCAAGAGTGTTCTTCTCCCATAAGGAAGGAACCATGATACCGTCCATTATTTTGGTATAGTCCCACCAGGGATTCTTATGGAAGTTTCCCGTCTCTAACGTGAAAAGACCTATACTGGGAATACCCCTCTTCTCAAAGAGATGTGGTAGTACCTTTTGGATAACTACGTCATAGCTCTTATAATGGGCCCCTTCCAATTCCTGTAGTTCTTCACTTATCTCAGGCGCCAATGACCTGCCCATATATATAGGTCTAATGCTGAGGTTATGCCCCAATGTATTCAGGGCCCTGACGAAATCTCTCGCGGCTAAGCCCCACCCATCATTCTGTCTGTATGGCCCTATAAACAATATGTTCATTCGTTAGCCGCCTTAATAAAGTCCTCTTCGATAAAGGCTAGCTGACCCATTCTAACCTGGTTAATCATATTAAATGTGTCCACCTTATTTTTAGCAGAAAGGAAAATCTCTTCTCTTTTTACTTCCACGTACTTAGAACCAACTCGCCTAACCCCATAGTTGAGAGCCTTGGTTAATTCCATAGGATAGTGACCGTAAAGCAGGTCTGGACGACGTAGAACGTCTGAGACTATCCAAGATGCAAACTCATCATTTGAAAGACCATCAGTAAACTCTGGTAGGGCGTTAGGTGGGGCCACCAAGCTCATAGGTTCGTCCCATTTACCCTGGGAGCCCGTAAGCTCTATGGAGTCAAAATGGTTCTCCCAGATTTTCGCCACCGTATCCCAATTATAGTGGTCAACAGCACATTTTCTTGCTGCATAACCCTGCTTCGCTCTTACGGGAGCTGGTTTAGAAAAGAACTTAAAGAGCTGTTCAGAAGTAAAGTCGTTGTTGGGGTAGACCCTATAGGCCCCTGTCTCTAATTCCAAAAACTTTTTTTGTGGAGGTATAAGAGTCCCACCAGACTTTTGCCCTACCTCGCTCATAGCACTATAGTCCACTGTGAATATGGGCACACCACAAGCTATGGCTTCTACGGCAGGCATTCCTGCACCCTCACAAGTGGCGTATTGTATATATCCGTCAAACAAATTATAGATATTTGCTAGCTCTTGACGACTCAACCCTTTGGCTGTACTAGGAAGCATGGCTGACACGTAACCGCAATTCTTACAGACTGTCCTGGCATCCTGAAAGAATGAGGGAAAATAAGTATTACAGTTCTTACAGATATAGGTAAATATTACCTTGTGAGATAGGCCATGCTCCTTAAGAAGGACGGGGATGTTCCATCCATTGTCAGGATATCCTGTGTGAGCATACAGATAGGTCTTCTCAGCTATGTCTGACCTCTTTTTTTCTATACATATCTCTAGAAATCTAGCGAAGGCTGCAAAAAGGTCAGGGTACAACTTACGCCTTTGATTACGCATAACCGTACCTAATACGTTTACGTCTCCTTCTAAGCCCACCTTATCTCTATGGGCCTGTTTATCCTTAAAGGGGTGGAACACATCTAGGTCTACACCAGGGAAGGCTACTCCACACAGGTTGATTTTCCCCCCTCCTTCTTTCCTCAAGACTTCTTGACCCCAATCTGAATATGTCAGTACGGAGTCTGCCTTAATGAAACCATCTATCCAATCATTACTTTGGGGGGCGGAATCAACAGTGGGCATGATGGCCCAGTGAAAGAATTGTCGTAGAGGGCTATCGTTCTGGTACAGGAAACACCAAGGGTCCCTTATGTCATAAACACAATCTGGCTTAAAGTCCATCAGAACCTGGTCAAATCTCCAGGACCCAAATACTCCGTCTGGTCTCTTGTGCATCTTATCATAGCGAGGGTCATCTGCTGACACCGCATTAGCATACCGTTTCCACGGCATGGGATTTTGTCTGAGACTATCTATAGATGAGAAGCTGGCAAATTCCGCCAGTTCATATTTGCCTGTTTGGTGTAGTCTGGATAGGAGTTCCTTCCCATAGGTTCCGTACCCGGTCAATAAATGGCTACCCTCGTTCACCATTAAGATTCTTTTTTTAGCTGGCATTTCTAATTTTTTCCATCGCTGAATGGAACAGTTTGGTAGCCCACAATCTTGAACGCCCCCCCAAACTACTTCCTATTTCCTTAAAAGTGTATCCCTGGTTACGCATATCCACTATGGTATATTCAAACTTCGAGAGTGTCTCAGGTAGCAATTCTGTCAAATCATTAGTCTGTAAGTTGGAAGCTCGCCTACGTGCAGTTGCTAAACAATGGTTTTGAACGGCTTCGCTCTTAAGGAGCTTTTGATACTTACGACTCTTATCTATATAGCGGATAACTTCCCACTTAATGTAGTTATAGGCTAGATAGGAGAACTTGGATTTGACGGGGTCATGGTTAACAATAGCTTTCCATAAGCCAATCATCCCCACCTGAATGTACTCTTCGAACTCTGTTTGATTTGGTGGCCTCAGAGAAGAAACAACGGAGACGACTAGCCCGGTATTGCCCAAGACTAGTCTCTCCATTTGTTGTGGACTGTGTTTAGACACACTCATTAGAACGGGATGTCTTCCCCATCGTCATCTACTTCGACTGGCAGGCTTTTCGCTTTCGAGGTGACCAGTTCAGGTTCCTCTTCAGACGCATCGTCTCCCCCATCATATCCTCCAGTAGAACGATAGAGCTTATCAAATCTCTCTACCCTAACCTTCAGTCTAGAGCGAGTTTGACCGTCCTGTTCCCAGGTCTCCTGCTCCAGCGACCCATTAATTAGTACGGGGTCTCCCTTAGAGAGGATTCGCCCAATAGTGGTAGCACCAGAGTCCCACGCCTCACAAGATATAAAGGTCGTCTTCTTATCCTTTGTTCCATCTGCTTTTGTAAAGTATCGAGAAACAGCAACTGTAAAATTGGCTACCGAAGTAGTCCCATTCTTTGAGTTAATCTCTCGAACATCGGGGTCTCTCGTCAAATTTCCTTTTAGAACTATAATGTTCATCTTCTTCCTCCAAGTTACACAAACAAAAATCAAAACTAACAATACTATTGTAGGCGAGACAAGCCTACTGTCAAGGGTCTGTTCGCCCTTTTTCTAGATTTGCCATACCTTATTTACAACAAAACTATCCTTTTCTTTACCTCTTTCTCCACCTAGAATTAGGGTGGCCCCCACATAGATTCTGTCTAGGTTCTCAGACCACGACGCAGGAAACACCACACAGGAATCTACTAGCCCAGAATTATCACTAATAGTTAAGAAGGCCATAGACTGACCAGGATTCTTTCCCTTTTTAGTCTTGACCTCTTTGATTGCGTCTACTTTAGCCGCTATCAGAATGCCATCTTTTCTACTGGCGTTCCCTTTGAATTCAGCACAGGTAGTATTGGCTGCTCCAATATCGCATGAGTCCACAACCGCATAAGTAATGGGGATTCCTAGTAAGGACTCTTCGACGGAGGCAATCCAAGCGGGAGTATCCTTTAGGGAGTGGGGCGGATTATCAATAAGGTTGAGGGAGCTTTCGACCTTGGCATGTCTATTCTTATTTGATGTTCCACCGGCACGCCCCACAGGAGAAGACAAAATCATGTCAAGCAGAAAAGAAAGTGTGACATTATGGAGGGCCCTTTCTTTATAGGTCTTTGCTACCCAGTCTTGCTCTCTCTTGGAGAGAGTTAGGAAGCTCTCAAAGTCGAAGAGCATATACTGTCTTGATAGGTTAAACCAGTCCAGGGCTCCTGCCTTAATGAGGGCGGCGATAGCAGTCTTATTGATGTTGGGGGCCAGGAAGACGAGGAAGTCAGACCATGACCAATCGCTTAGGGCTTTTCCACAGGCTTCCTCGGCAAGGGGAATCTCTTTAAGTAGTTTTACTAGTACGGATGCTCCCACCCCTTTAATATCTACCAGGCCGAAATACACCTTACGATTAATGAGGGAGAAGTGGGAGTTTAACTTTCTAATGTCTGGGGCGAAAACATAGATACCCATTGACTTAGCGTTATTGACCAACTCCATTACTTCTTCATGGGGCTTAATCTTTTCTCCAGAATAATATAAGTAGGAGGTAAAGAAGGCCCTGGGGAAATGGGCTTTGACATACGCAGATAGATAGCTGTTGTTAGCATAACTAACGGCGTGGGCCTTATTGAACCCATATCTCTGTGACTTTCTAATCCATTCGAAAATCTCTGTTGCTACATCCTTATTCACAATGCCCATCTTGTCACAGCCTGCCATGAAGGTGGCTGCAACTTTGCTCATAACATCGGCCTTCTTTTTACCGATAGCTTCTCTAACTACGTCTGCCTCCTGTAGGGAGAAACCGGCAATGTCTCTAGCTATCTGCATAGCTTGCTCTTGATAGCAATTCTTGACCACTATACCATTAGCTATCACATTATGGTTACTTCTGATACTGACGCTATAGAACTGCTCCTCCTTATCTGTCTCCGTAATAGATTTAATCTTCATCCACTTAACGTCCCCAAACTTCAAACCTACCCTTTCTGCCATTCTTTGACCGCAAAATCCGCTGGGCTGGTCTAGAGACCCAATACTAAATGGTCGAGGATACTTAAAGTAACTACGAATAGAAGAGTGGCTGGTCAATATAGCACTTTTTACTTTTGAGCATAAGTATGTGCCGTAGTTACTATCGTCCTGTAGTCCGCCCTTACCGGCCCAAGACTTGAGCTGTAGGTAGGGTCCAATAAGGTTGACAAATTTCTTAGTATTTTTTACATGAACATGGGTATTATTAGGGTCGATATAAGTTACGATGCCATCAATAGACAGTAATTTACGGACACCATTAATCACCGCTGGATTGGCAGAACAGTAGTGTATTGTGCAGCTATCTCCCTGCGAGGCTTTGCTGATATGGCCATCACTATCCAATAATCCTGCGAGAAACGCCCGTCTATTTTTGTCCGATGTGATAAACACGAATGGAGGAATAACCTTGTTTAACTTAGTCTTATCTAAACCTAAACTTTCTATCCATAGACGAAACTTCGTCTTTCTATTTCCGGTCCCAAGCATTTTCCAGTTTGCTAAGTCTGGATGATGAATGCCTATGTAGGTACAAGTCCCATGCACATAAGGGTTCAACCTCAAATTAGAATTTTTCTGTAGCCAAGCCAGCATAACTTGCTGATGTTCTTCACTTCCAGTCGCGAGCGACTCTCCAGCACACCCGTCCCCCACCAACTGTCCGATAAAATAAGCGGAGTCTACATAACTTGTGATAAATTCGTTAGAGAAACCCTGTGCGCACTTCTTATGATTAAATTGACGGTATGGAATAGCTACTAAGTGGTTATTGCTATATAGATGTTGAGCTTCTACCCATCCCTCATTAGTAAAGACTTTATGGTCTTTGGTAACTATGACCGAGAACCCATTCGCCAACCTTATTTTTAACCCTTTTTCTTTTCGCGTAGGAATAACCCTGTCGCAAGTGTCATTTTGAAGCACACACAAGGTCTGTTCGTTTAAGGACTGGGTTCGGTCGCCCTGAACTAGATTCTTTAGCTGTTTCTCGGAACCGTCCGACATAGATATAAATGAGTCTTCATGGATACACATCTCTCCATATGTTTCGCTCAAAATATGCTCTAGGGCTGGATGAAAATAGTCAGCAGGCTCAGACCCGTTTTTTCTGTCAATGTAGTGTTGAGTAACAGTTTTTCCATCTCGTACACTCTCTAGACAGCCCGGTCTAATAATACTTAACAGTGCAGATAGCTGTTCGATACTAGTAGGCTTCAACTGTTTAGCCAACACTTGACCTAACCTGGATTCTAACTGAAATACCCCCTTGGTGTTGCCAGAGCCAATCAGGTCCCAGGTCGCCTGACAATCCAAGGGGAGATTATCAATGTCAGGGTCGAGGCTAATCTTGATATCTTCCCCGCTGCCCGCGCAGGGAAACTTACAAAGGCAGTTTTTAAATTGATAGAACATAATCCTATTTCTTCTTAGACTTTTTGCCAATCTTACCTTCACTTACCAACCTTGAAGTTAACCATCTCTGGGTCTTCAACAGTTTGATAAGCATCTCACCTTCATCATAAACGTCTTTAAGGGCATCGTGAGCATTTTCCTCGCTTAGCCCTAACACTTTTCTCATCGTATCCATCTTGTAGTTGGCAGGCTCCTTCTGGTCTTCGAACCACCACCATACGTGTCTCAACATATCAATGCGGTCTCTAGGATGGAAAATCTTCATTGTCCCATCCTTCTCCACATCACCATATTGAAGGGCCAACCTCTTCGAGATAGTATCGTCAAAGTCCTCAATGTTATAGCCAGCCCTGATAGGGGCACTATACTTAGTCTGCCTGGCCTGCTTAGTGTGATACTGGGAGAGCCACTGAACAAACTTTCTCCAGACGCTTTCCTGGTCAGGGGCCGCCTTCCACCTTTCCAACACTTCGTCCACACTACATTTTTGTATCATGGAGTGCCACTCAATAGTACTCTGATTCCTCTTAAGGTAGTCGGCATCATCAATGTCGATGGGCCTCATATCAGAGTTAAATTCCGCTCCCACTACAAACTCTAGCTTTCTAGGGTCTATAATGACAGCAGCCAACTGTACTGGATTACAGGAGTTGGGGTTAATACCGTCCGTCTCCCAGTCATATACGCAAATCTTATTGAAATTCATTATAGTACGGCAATCAGGTTAGAGACCTTAAGGACAAAATATTCTTTGTCTTCGTGAACGAAGGAGTCTCCGTCGAAGGGATTGAAGACTACAGTTTTATCTAGTAGATGTAGGTCCGCATCTGGCCCTACCGACATAATCGTGCCTCTATCAGGACTTTCCTTGTTTGGGATATAGAGTCCACCTTCTGACAGCTTCTCTTCTTCGATGATGGGTAGGATAAGTACCTTATCATATAGTACGCTAGGCGTCATAATAGTCTCCTTGGTCTTCATCTTCACTCTCATCCTTAATTAGTCTAGCCCCTTGAATAGGGGGACTTATAGGCTTAGTCAAAATTTCGTCATCGTTCGATAGTCTGTCTGAGTCTCCCAAATCAAACTCATTACTATGGCCAGGCGGAGCTATTCCAGAGCATGGCATAACATTGGAACTATACTTATTATCCTCCCCTTTAAGATAGGATTGAACTTCTACAGACCTCTCAAAGAAGGTTTCAGCCCCACTCTTCACAGCCTTAGCATTTATCTGGGGGCCCCACCGACGATGTATATTCTTAATCCTTGTATATAGTACATCACAATGCGAGAACATACCATCAATCATTATGTCTTCAAATATGGTCATCTTATTCTCCGTTAATTAATCTACCTTGTAAAATATCACAAACGCCCATTACTTTATCTAAAAAATTTACGCCTAATAAATCAAACTTGGCCATACCTATACTTTCCAAGTCCGACATTTCTAATCCAGCAATCATATTCTTAGACTTAGTATCCAACACCATAGGACACATCCCATTTAATGGAGATGGGGATATAATAATACCAGCAGCATGTTTGGATTGGGCAGCCTTTACCCCCTCTAACCTCATAGCTTGGGCGAACCTGGCAGCAAACGTCCCCTCTAAAGTTCCATCGTCCTTTAATGTCACCCACTCCTGAAATTTATCAGCCCTATTTTCCAAGGCCCATCTTAGAATGGAAGATTCCCCGGTGGCCTCCTTCATAGTCTGAAGCTCACCAGAAATTTTAGACTCTTCAGGAATATGCTCCGTCATCAAGTTCATAATCTCAAAGGGAACTCCACCATGAGCCCTCAACACATTCTTTAGGGCTGCACTACCTTTCATTGTCTGGAAAGTAATCATCTGGGAGACTTTATCTCGCCCATACTTCTCCTTAATATATTCAATGATAGCCTCCCTTTTCATGGTAGGAATATCAATATCAATATCAGGCAAGGACACTCTATCCTTAGTATTTCTACCGGCGTTATAAAATCTCTCAAACCACAACTTATATTTGACGGAATCAATCTTAGTGATGTCAGTCAGGTAAGACACCAGGCAACCAGCCGCACTACCACGACCAGGCCCTACTAACCAGCCATTGCCCGTACAATACTTTACAATATCTTGAACAATAAGGAAGTAACCTGATAGGCCAGCGTCAGCAAACACCTTCAACTCATGGTCAGCCTGAGCCCCATATAGGGCCTTATCTAGTCCCTTAGCTGCCACCTTCTTCTTAAGGCCCTCCCTACATAATTTTCTAAGATAGTCATCAGCACTAAGGCCATCGGGGCAATCAAAGTTGGGCAACATAGGATTGCGAGTAATGTCGTAAGATTCACAGGCAGCCGCCACCCTATTAGTATTGTCTAATTCTTCCTCCGTATAGCCATACTCTATCATCTCTTGATAGGAGGGAATGTGGAAGTTGTCCGACTTAAAAAAGGTGGATAGGTCCCTATTGCTCTCACGAGCCTCTGAGAGCGTCGTATGGAGGTTCGAGCAGAGAAGAATCCTCTGGTCAGGGGCATCCTCTTTAGACGGGTAGTGGGCGTCTGGGGTAGCTATACAGGGGATTCCTGTCAGCTTACTAATTTCCCTTATCCTGTCGGCCACTATAAGTTGAGCGGGCGTCTGCCTACCATTAAACCTCTGTACTTCTAAGAAGAAATTATCCTTCCCAAAGGTATCCCTCATCCATAGGGCCATCTTCTCAGCCCTTCTCTTCCAATCCGCCCTCACCTTGTCGCCCTCCAAGATTGAATCGGCGACATGGCTGCCAAGCTGACCACTAAAGACTATTACATTTTCATCTGCCAGACTTCCTATCTCTTCCAAAGAAAGTCGAGGCTTTTCATAAAAATTTTCAGGGGCGTTTGATACACTGGTAATCTGAATAAGTTTCTTCCACCCCTTTTGATTCTTAGAGAGCATCGGCAACTGTCTCAATACCTTATTGGCGGGCTCTTGAATAGAGGCACTCTCAACGCACACATGTAGTTCACAACCTAGAATGGGCTTTTTAGGGCGTTTGACAGGTTGCCCATCAACCTCAACCTCAAAGCCGTTAAGAGCATTACTAATAGATACGCTACCAGCTATGTTGCCATGGTCCATTATAGCACAGGAGTCCATTTCTAGTTCGTCAATTCGGGCAGCTATATCTTTTGGTTGTGATAGTCCCTGTAAAAGAGAATAGTGGGAGCGAACCTTAAGGGGAACGTAGTTTTTCATTTATTCATTTCTAATTTGCCAAGGATAACCAAGTCTCACCGATGCCTCATTAAACTTGTCTACTGATACTTCAGCCAAGTCAACCTCTAGATGAGTGGCCAACAAACAAAGGTAGGACATAATATCTCCCATCTCTTTTGTGGCCTCAACCATAAATTCCCCTTTGGTCAAAGACCCTCTATTAAATTTCTTCTGCCAGTTCGCCAGCTCCCCTATTTCACCAGTCAGGGCCGTCAACCACTGGTCTGTCGTCCAGTCAAGACATTGAGGGTATTGGCGTTCGGTTCTACAACGACACTCTTCTTGAAATCTCTCAATCGTAATACTCATTTAGGTTATTCCTTATTTGTATCCTCATCAACACTACCAGGGGCATGATAATGTCCAATAGTATGACCGGGAGCACTCATGTTTTTGATGACTGAATCCATACCTCTATGCTTTAACACATAGTCTACCTGTTCACACTTAGTCAGGCACTCGCCCTTCTTAGCTATGTGTCCAGTTCGCTTGGCTATAATAGGCAGCACATCAGTATTTTCAAATGTACTCTTGCCCTGGCTACAGAACTTGGTACACTTCCATGACTTCTTCTTATCTGGATGATTGGTCTTCTGGATTAACTCAAACTTCTTCCTTAGCATTTTTTCAGTTGCAATCAAATCTTCGGGTCCAAAGCATATGGTGAAAGGGCCCCCATCATTAATGTAGTAGATGGTAGCCATAATATTTTTAACTTCTGGCCATAACCTATGAACTGCATAATAGTACATGCGAAGTTGAGGGTCTTTTTGCAGAGCCTTATGGTCCTTCACCTCTCCTGTAGCCCAGTTTAATCTCTTTCCTGTGTTATGAGTAGGTATCAGGTGTTTGGTGCAAAGATAGGTGCTGGATGGACTATCAACCATAATACATTGGGTCTGTTGAGATTCTACCTCTTCTATCTTGGTGACCATTCTCCTCATATGAATCTTATTAGGAGCTTTTACTTTTAAGTTATCGGGATGCCTACAAGATACGCTATTCTTGAGTAAGATAGATTTATGTCCCAGAGACAACAATAGTTCATGGACACTATTCAAGAAATCCTGACCAGTATCTGATTGTACCAAAAAGGATAGACGCTTTTTAGGGCCCATCTTATGCCCACCAGTTTCCATTAGACCTTTAAGCACATCCAGTCTTTGTTTATGAGACCCTCTGAAATACATACTTGGAATAGGCAACTTAGTATTGTAGGCTATTTCCCCAGCCATATATGGAGGTATGGTAAATTCTTTATGTTCGCAATTCAACGGTTTTGCTATAGCAATCCTATCTTTCAACCTTAAATATTTTATGGGGACCACTAATCCGTCTGTTAATTTCCATAAATGTTCATCATCGCAAACAACCGTAGTAAAATCATCAAAGGTAATCTTATAACAGGGCTTTAGTTTGACCTGAGATTTCCCTATAACCTTAGTCGGCTGACCATCATCATCAAATACCAAATCTCCCTCTTGAAGTTCGCCCATAGTAGACCAGCCAGACGGAGTAGGAATTGGAGCGTCGATAGGAAGGCCCTTCCAATCTAATATCTCCAAGGTATCCTCGTCTATCCTATTCACCTGGTCAATAGTACCTTTAAGAGAAAGGAATCCCTCCAGCCCATTCCCATAATCGTAGTGGGCCCAAGGCTCCTCAATCTCGAAGTCGAAGCTGGCTTCCGCCCTCACAATATCCTTCTTTCGAGGGTCGAACTCTCCCCCGTTGAGGTCTAAGGCTTTTAGTACCCAGGCATGACAATCTTTGTAGTCCTTAGGCTTCCACTTGTGGTGTGTCTTACGAGAAGTATACCAGTCATACACCTTACGAATAATGTCGTCTACCTGCCCATCATCCAGAATGGTATCGTCTTGGATTTCCCACTCCATACCCATATCTTCTTCTACGACAGTAAAAATACCGTTCTGATGGGCGACCTTAGCGTTAGCCAAGATTTCCAAAACCTTATGAACAATAGTCCCCTTGTCAGCGGCTAGCCCAGAAGCACCCCTCCATCCCAACGTATATTCAATGAACCAGGACATAGGACACATATCATGGCCATTATAACTACTACTTCTAAAATAGGTTATCGGACACTTATGCTGTGCGCCCTCTTCATTTTCGAGTTCCATAGTTTTATTTCGTATCTTTTAGGTTTAGAACGGGATAGCCCCACTCCTTTAATGTATCATAGACGGCTCCGTTCTGCTCTCCAATGCTCATATCCTGATTGTCGATAATACAGTCAAAATTCCCATAATTATCAAGGGCCGTTTCGCTCTCATGAGTATCAACATCGGTGACCTTCCTGGTAAACCGAATGACCTTACCTCCAGCGGCCCTCACAGCATCTGCCTCATCAGGGAAGCGACAGTCAGCAATTACGGCGAACTCAGAATTCTCGTCCAAAATCCTATTGATGGTTCCTTGGGCCCACACCTTACTATACATTTTGCGGAAGACCTCAGTACCCACAAACTGCATTACTTCTCGGCCAGTCATTGGGCCTAGTTTATGAATGACGCCCGGCATGTCTTCCCACCGCAGGTGTGTTCCACTATTCTTTTCTGCATCACTCCCATAGACTTGTTGATGAGATAGGCCCAGTAACTCAATACAAACCGTTCTTTTTAAGATGTCGGCAAAACTGTAAATTTTATAATAAGGATAGATGTTATCGTCCATAAACCGTTGAACAGCAGGTACATTGCTCTCATAGTCAAGGATTCCTTCGTGTTCTTTGTCGCCCCACAAATCATAGATTTTCAACTGACCTTTTGAGGTCATCTCAATACCATGAGTAATCTCCAACTCTATCATTTTGAGTCCCAGAAAGAAACGGGCGGATGTCGTTTTTCCAGACTGCTTTTTTCCGGCAATAGCTAAAATCTTAACCATTAATCTTCTCCATATTCTCTATCATAATCTTATAGGGCAGGTAGGTCGCCGTATATTGTAGTTTAGTAAGTTCTTTACAGGTTTGAGTACCTAACACCCCGTCGTGGTGATGAACCACCACATTCCTAATTTGAGGTTCGTTCTCTCTGAGCCAATCCAGGAGGGTTGCCCCATTAAAAGAGACGTAATCGTAACCCAGGAATAGGATATTCCAAACCTCCTCCTTCTGTATAGTCTCTACGCACTGATGGTAGGTAGAGGCAATCTTACACCCAGGGATTTTTTTCTTGATTGCTTGCTGCCTATCTTTATCGCCGTCAAAAAATAGTACGTTCATACTAAATAAGCTCTTTCAATTCGTGGAATCAGATGTTGTTGTAATGTGTCTACGGAAGAATCTCCGATGTCTCCCTCAAACTTTATTGCTTCTACATTGTAGAGGTGAGATAGCTCATCAATAATAGAAGATGTTCCTAGTTGACCAGCCTTATCATTATCTAATGCCACTAATACATTCATTACTCCACAAGAATTTAAAATGTCCGCCTGTCCATCTGTTAGAGATGTCCCAAAAAGACCTAAGGATACTTTGACTCCAGCCTCTTCTAGCCTCCACACGTTGCCGGGGCTCTCAACTAGAACCACACACTTAGTTCTCTTGATGTGTTCTTTGGCGTACCAGAAATTGTAGAGCCAGTTCTCTGCTGAAAATCCATAGCTGTGTTTCCATTTAGAGTATCGCCAAGCATCGTCTGGAAGAGGGCACATATTAGAGGGACTATGGTAAACTTTGCAATCTTCACACTTCTCAAAAATACTTCTTCCAGTGCAGCCGACCATGAACGAGTGGGAGTCGTCATAGATGGGGGCAACGCACCGCATATACATGCTCTTTTTAGGATTCGTGCAGAAAGAAATGTCATAGTGGTTTAGGGTAGACTCTTTAAAGCCCCTGTCAAGAAAGTAGGTGGGCTTTTGGAGTTTATTGCGAACGGCATCTCTGGGGACCTTGGCTCCCATGTGGGGCGACCTACTATAATAGCGGAGGGCATGGTCGGCAGCCCTATTCTTTTCTATATTCAGTACGTCTACAGTGAGGTTTTCATATTTTTGCCCAAGGAAGTTGAGTAGGAAGTGGACAGTATCTTTAAAGGGATAGAGCCTATCTCCTTTCTCTGTCCACCCACATTCAGAGCGACTTAGGACACCTCTGACAAACCCTAGTATTGTGGGGTTAAACACCCTCTCGCATTGGTGCGAGCGACACTTCCAGTTTCCACTAATGGTGTGTCCAGTATGGAAGATGTTTAGGGCATTGCTCCTATCTCCCTCATGGATAGGGCAGGGGCCGACGAACATTCTCCTTTCCCTATGGATATCTTTGAGGCCCAGGGCAGTAATAAGGTCGGGCAATCTATCGGAGACCTGCTGGCTAATAACGGAGAGCTTCTCTTGCGAGAAATTAGTCGAAGGGGATGTCGGCTCCGTCTTCATATTCGTCTTCGTCTTCATCATTGATGTACCCTTCATTCTGCTCTCTTTGTTGGGAGGCTAACTCAAATTTTGTCTTACCTTCTACAATCCTGGCAATATCTCCCGTCATAATGCAGTTGATATAGTTTCCAAACTCCATTCCTGAGCCGTGACGGCACACAATAGGTTTTAACTTACGGTTCCCATTCTTAATACCATCTTCTTGGACTTCTTCGTCAGACTTCAACTTAAAGATTGAGAAGTTTGAACATAGCCAGATGATGCGGTCAGAGCCAGAGGCCGAACTAGTATCCTCCTTATCAATACCATCTCTGTTTAGCTGCATAAAGGTAAGGAAGGGCACCCCATACCTATGAGCAAAGTTGTGGAGGGAGGTCATCATGAAGCCGAGCAACTGATGCTCTTTCATGTCTGAGGAAATGCCTTGGGCGTCCATCAGCTTTAAATAATCGTAGATAATGACACAAGGCTTAGCTTTTCCGTCTGCTTCAAATCCTACTTCCTTAGAAATCCATCTGCGAGTAGTAGCTAAAATGTCTTCGAATGGCATACCAGCAATGGAGATATGGAAATAGGGAGCTATGGAGAGGGCCTTAGCAGCATCAAGGGCTTTCCTAAGTTGTTGTTTATCCTGCCCAAATTCTCCAGTCTCAATCTGTTTGATGGGCACTCCAGATATCATGGCAGTTGCCCTATAATGGTGGTCTTCCATAGTCATTTCAGTATCAAGGTTTAATACCGGGATACCTGACTTAGCTATGTAGTAACCCATATTATCAGACAATAATGTCTTTCCAACTTTCGGACGGGCCCCGACCACATTAATAGTAGCAGGTCTTAATCCTCCACCTATAGCTTGGTCATAAGCAGGAAACCCTGTAGATATGCCTATCTGTTTGACTGGATTGCCTGCCAAGTGTAACAAATGTTCTTCTAGTCCATCGCCCAACTTCTTAGTATTGTTATGTTCCTCTTTTAACAGGGAGGATAGGTCAATTTCAGAGAGAGAAATAATGGAGAGGGTGCTTTCATCTCCAGTTATGTCTAGGAGGTTATCTCTAGCGTCATTCAGCTTCTCACGGACAAGCCTGGCAATCTCCAGCTTTCTACACTTCGCAGCAAATCTCCTAACATTGACTAGTTCGATAGGCATGGCGGCAATACCAGCTAAGTGTTTAGCTTCCTCAGCCCTATCAAAGTAGTTTTTGAGTCCAATATCTTGAGAGGTAGATAGAATCATGGGAATATCTATGGTTTTTGTAGTCCCAGATTTTAACAGGTGGTCTACACATCTCCAGATAGCCTTATTACTATCAATAGTAAAGGTTGTAGGCTGTAGAATATCTACTACATCTAAGTAGGCTTCTTCACCATACTGTAGGATACCTGACAGAATTGCTCGTTCAGCAGCTGCGTTTACCAAAACGGCCATTTTTATCCATGTCTTCTAGAAGA